AAAAACCAATGCATATTGTAACTGCTGATGGTTATTACATGCCATGTTGTATGTTAGTTGATCATCGTTTTAGGTTTAAGACTCCTTGGGCAAAGACATTTGATATACATCAAGTTACCATAAACGATGTAATAAAATCTAGCTTAGCAGAGGAATTCTTTGCTAAACTAACTAGTGAGTCTGCACCTAACTATTGCAGATTTAATTGCGGAAAGTGTAATGGAATCTAAGTATTCGGTCGATCTACAAAAACTATTTTTAGAAATAATGCTCGCAGATGCACAGTCATTTGTGCGTGTGCAAAACATTTATGACTCCGTTAACTTTGATAAGAGTCTTAGGTCAGCCGCTACCTTTTTACAAGACTATAGTAAAAAGTATAATTCACTGCCAACAATTGAACAAGTCAAAGCTGGATCAGGTGTAAGCTTACAAAAGCTCGACGCTGTTGATGAAAGCATGATTACTTGGTTCATGGATGAATTTGAATCATTTACAAGACATGAAACACTACTACGTGTAATTCTCAAAAGTGCTGATCTCATTGAAAAAGGTGAGTATGATCCAATTGAGAAGCTTGTTAAGGATGCAGTACAAATCTCACTAACAAGAGATCTAGGTACTGATTACTTTGATGATCCGCGATCACGTTTGATGAAGCTTAAGTCTAACAACGGACAAATGTCTACTGGTTGGCCAACACTTGATAGCAAGTTGTATGGTGGATTTAACAGAGGCGAACTAGAAATCTTCGCTGGTGGTTCTGGCGCAGGTAAATCTTTGTTTATGCAAAACCTAGCTGTCAACTGGCTGATGGCTGGTATTGATGGCGTATACATTACACTAGAGCTTAGTGAAGAACTTTGTTCTATGCGTATTGACAGTATGATTACTGGCGTTGCTAGTAAAGAAATTTTCAAAGACCTTGACACTATCGAAATGAAAATTAAGATGGTAGGCAAGAAATCAGGCAACTTGCGTATCAAGTATATGCCAGCGCAGAGCAACGTAAATGACTTACGTGCTTACTTGAAGGAACTACAAGTACAAACTGGTCGTAAGATCGGTTACTTGTGTGTAGACTATCTCGATCTTCTAATGCCAGTTAGCGCAAAGGTCAGTCCATCAGACTTGTTCGTTAAGGACAAGTATGTATCAGAAGAGTTGCGTAACTTAGCAAAGGAACTAAACATTGTTCTTGTAACAGCATCTCAGTTGAACAGAGGCGCGGTTGAAGAAGTTGAGTTTGATCACAGTCACATCTCAGGTGGTATTTCTAAGATCAACACAGCAGACAACGTATTTGGTATCTTTACAAGTCGTAGTATGAAAGAACAAGGACGCTATCAGTTACAGCTAATGAAAACACGTAGCTCAAGCGGCGTGGGTCAAAAAGTTGAACTAGAGTTTGATATTAATTCAATGCGTATTGTAGACAACGGCGAGGAACAATCGAGTTATAGTAAGAAACCAAGTTCTGCTATTATGGACAGCATTAAAAATAAGACTACTGTTACCCCAAGTGAGGTTACAGATACACCAAAAGTAACTGCGGAAGTGCAAAGTGCTAAGTTAAAGCAGATGCTTGCCAACTTGAAAAAGTAAAAATTCAAATAAATAATTTATTATGAAACGTAGAACTCGTAGCATACTTGATGAAATTACTAATATTGTCCCAGACCATGATCGTGGCAGTATTATTGAAAGCCGTGCCTTACATATTATTACAAGTGCTGTAAATCTAATTAATTTGATTCGTGAAACATATGATCCTGAAACAGCAGGAGAATTAGAACGTAGGCTTTTAAACAGCATTAGAGGGCAAGATTCAAGCAAGTTTATGCGCGGTATACGAAGGACAGACCGCAATGAAGATTAATGAGCTAACATCTAAAAATGAATACAGTGCTAAAAACATTGCTCAAAAGCAAAAGAGAATGGCTCAAAATTTACAAACAAGATGGGCAAGAGACAAAAAAGCATTGCTACAGCAAGGAAAATCTATGTCAGTTGTTGATTATGTAGCTAGAACTTTGCCTATTGTAAGTAAAGTTGCTCCTGATCTTGGTAAAAATATGCCAGCAAACGCAAGTTTGAGAGTAGAAAATAACTATATTGCACAAGCTTTAAACATTGCGTTAGAAAAAACAAATTACTGGCAAAGACAAATTGAAAAAAGAGCAGGTATGGATCCTTCTCCATACAATACACCAACCGCAGCAAACCCTGCACCGCCAGCGCCAGGCACAGCCCCAATGGCACCAAGAAGCCCACGTATTGCAGGCGGTACTACTGTACAAACAAATATAGGCGAGTTTGTTTGGAATGGTTCTAAATGGGTCAGAGGAGACAACGGACAACCGGCTACTGCTGCAATGACTAAACTATTAACTGCAAGAGCAGTGGGCGCAACATCATGAGCTATGAGTTTGTAAAAGAATTAAGCGAAGCCAAACTTTTTCGTAATCCAACTAAGCTTGGTAACACAAGTGTCGGCGAATTAGCAGATAACTTTTTCAATGCAATACTTGGGTTACAAGTAATGAAAAAGACTGATCCAGATGCAGCAAGAAAGTATGCACAGCAAACACTTGCTTATGGCAATTTAAATGGTTGGAGAAGCTCAGGTAGCGATCTTCATAACATGGCTCACACATTAATCAACACTAGAAGATATACTGATAAGTTAGAGATTGATCGTGTGGTTTCTGTACCAGAGTTACAATACAAAAATTATTTGAAGAACATTGTTAACGGTAAAAACGACCGTGATTTTGATCGCAATTTTCTTCTTACACTACAGCAACGTTTAGGAATTAATAGCCCTGGATTAAAGTCTGCACGTCGTTTAATTGCAGACTGGGATCGCGCTATGCCAGAAGAACAGCAATTAGCAGCAACTAGAGTTTATATGGGTATACAAAAGGATTTGCAGCAAAGCGATATCTACAACCCATATTCACGTACAGTAAAACGTAACAAATTGCTTGCTAAAAATGCAGAAATGCCAAAAAATATTAAAACAGGCACTCCGTTGTGGGCAAAAATGGCTATTGCAGGGGTTGCAGGCTATGCTTTAGGCAGAAAAATAGCCAGTTTGTAATTAAATTTCTAAATCAAATGCTAAATAATTACAGCGCACAAAGCGCAGAAACTTAGATAAGGAAAAATAAAATGGCCGGTGTAATTAAAGTAAATGGTGATATGGGTGCAGCTGGTGTTGCACAGTTCTTTGGCGGTTCAAAGATTGCATTCTTTGGAATGGTTGTAAAGAACGGTTCAGCTCAGGCAGTTGACATGAGCGGTGAAGGCGGAGTTAGCGAAGCCTGGGAAGCAATTTATAAGGCAATTGCTGTAAAGGGTACTCCAGTTCTATTCCAGTATGAGAGCGGTTCTTCAGGTGCTGCTAGCTGGGGCGTAGAAACAGGTGGTGCAGGTTGGACTGCTGCTGATCTTCAGACAGCTATCCGCGCTCTTGGAACAGCCGTTGGTGCAAACAGCGTAGACGTTTCTGGTACAACTGTAACAGACGTAGGATTCAAGCTAGCTGCTTCATAATAGCTAAAACATAAACAAAGAAAGCTGCATAAGTATTATGCAGCTTTTTTTATGACTATGCATTTACAATCTCACTGGCGAGACGCTCGCATTAAACCATACACATTAAGCAAGTTAACCCCTATGGACTTGCATAAAGACGAACGTTGGAAAACGAGGGATTTACCAAAAATAAAAGAACATGGACTTTGGTATCCTATTATGTTGTACAAAATTTCCCCTTATTGGTGGCATAACACATATAGTAGATGGAGACCCAAGGCCTGCGAACATGCCCGTCCTGTTATAAATGAAGATGGTATGATCTGGGCAATAAAGATGGGCAGTAATCGCTATCAATGTGCTGTTTATTTGGGTTATGATACCATAGATGCTATTATGTTTAACAATAGTGATGATTGCGTTAAGCTTGCTGTATGGCATCGAGAATGTGATCCATTAAATAATAAGGATGCTCCTGTATACAGCGGTGCATATGGATACTAAAGATGTTACACAGGCATATACTTTTCACTACGGTTGATATAACTCAAACAAATGTAAAGATTAAATCTAACATTGATGACTGGAGTTTGCAACGCAATCAACAAAGAAACTTGGATACAATAATTCAAACACTTGGATTACGTAGTCAGCCTATTAACATTCATGTAATACAACTCATTCGTGATCCACGTTCGTTTGGATTAGGATCAAACTTGCCTGAATTTTGCAATATATGGCAAATGGAGTTTGATATTGAGCACGAAGACGCATTTGGCGAAAACTGCGAAGTTGCACTTAAAGATTTGAATTATGTACCCTTAATTAACGGATTAACAGAAACACAGCCTGCTTTCCCGCCTGTTTTTCAAACCACGGGGACATTTAAAAACATAAACATTATTTCTTTGCCCTAATTTATAAATATTCTTGTGTAGAGATACACATTAGGCATAAATTAGGCATAACTTAGGCACCCATCGACTATTAATTAAAGGGTAAAGATGTCCTTATCGATTGAAAAACAAAGCCTAGAAGCACACGTTGACTTGTGTGCAGAGAGGTATAAAGGATTGCAGGAAGATTTAGCAGCTATGTCTACCCGCATAGAGAAGCTAGAAGATGGTATGACTAAACGCATGGATAAGATTGAATCCAGCGTAACTGAAATTAAGGATATCTTGACTAAAAAAGAAACAAGTGCCCTTCGCAGTTTAATAACAATTGGTCTTGCTATCATCGCTAGTTTGATAGGAACCGTTGGCGGTTTAGTTTGGTACGTTGTTACTCGTTCATGAGTAAGCGTATATTAATAATGCCTGGAATAGGCATTTATGCTTCCCAAGAAATGATAGAAATTTTAGAATTAATAGAACTTAACGGCGGAGAAATCAAAGACGAACAAGTTTCTCCACCGCAAAAAAAGTTGCTAAAGCAACTTCTTGAGCGTAACTTAGTGGCTAGACGGAGAAAAAACAATGAAGTTAGCTACAGTGTTCGACCAGACATCAATTGGAAATAAGCTCAATTACGTTATTGAATCTACTATCCCAACTATTACTAATTTCCCAATTATCTCCAAAGGAAGTGATTGGGTACGAGTAAACGATATTTTAATCACACAAAAAAATGACCGTTACATAGTAACTAGAAGGGGCGTGTTCCTAGAGGAGTTTTTTAAACGCTCTTGGGCTGTGGCCTATTCTGTATCTCTATGCCAAAGCAATTTTTCTACTTGTTCTATTCTTAAAGCAAACAATATGCGACTTGGCAAATACTTGGAAGAGATTGAACGTTATAACTATCACCTAGATCAAGCACATGATAGAGGGGATTATAGCAAGGGGAAAATCATCTCTGATCGTTTAAGCAGGACTTTAGGTGAGTATGATCTAATTTTAGAAGAGGTATCTCCTTTAATTAAAAGTCAAGTAGTTGTATAAATAAGCAATATAGTAGGGATACCCAAATGAAGCTTTCAGATATTGAAAAAACTAGTAGTATTGCAATGAACAACAAGATGCGTGAAAAGCTAGGCTGGAGTCTAGATTTAAACGCAATGACAGTTAACTCAGCTATGGACATGATGGAGAGCATTGATCAAAAGCTTTCCAAAGTTCGTGGTAGTCACAAGTTACACGAAAGTCAAAATAATCCAAACTACGTTGGATTAATTATGGCAAAGCAAATACTAGAAAGCTATGTCGCTGAAACTAAGCTAAACGTAAACGATGATAAGAAGTCTGCAAAGAAAATTGACGCCAAAGTAAAAGAAGGCAACAAGTTTAGCGGTGAGTTAGCTAAGGCTAAATCTTCTGGTAAAGAAGAATTTGATGTTGACGGTAAGAAGTACAAGGTCAACGAAACTAAGAAGAAAGTTGACGAAAAGGCTGTATCAAAGGCTCAGCAACAAGCCGCAGGTGCTGCTCTTGCAGCAAAGCGCGGTGAAGGCAAGGCTAAGGGCGCTTCAAAAGAAATGATGAAGATGAGCACCAAAGAACTTGAGAAGATTGCTGGCACAAAGCACAAGGGTCTTCCAAAGCACGTTACTGAATCACGTCGTCGTTTGATGGAAGATGAACTAGGTCAGGCACAAGCAATGCTTGCTGCTAAGGACATGGTTGATTCAATGCAGGACATGATTGAAGATCTAAGCAAGATGCTTAACGAGCAACTTCCTCCACTCACTGACAGCATCCGCACTGCAATTGGTAGCGCAGAAGCAGACAGCTTTAAGGCAAGTGCAAGTTCAACACTTAGCTCATTGCTAACAACTGTACAAACAAGCAGAGAAGCAATGGACCAAGCTGTTCGTTCTCTTAGCGGAGAAGGTGGAACTGTAGCTGTTCCAGGTGCTGATATGGGTACTCCAGACCTAGGCGGTGACGAAGATCTTCCAGACCTCGGTGGTGAAGAAGATGACTTTGGCGCAAGCGATGCTGCTGTAGGTGGTAACCTATCTCTTGGTCGTGAGAAGCGTTAATTAAAATGCGTTTGTTTGAGATCGCTCCGCCAAGAACTGATGGTCCTGAGCCAGTATTAATGGCTATCCTTAGTTACCTAAAAGGTAAAGGTGATCAAAGAGCAACCGGTGTACGTGTACCAATGTCCAGCATTGAAGCTTTAATGCAAAATGCTGGACAATCTATTTCATATGCTGAACTAGAAAACCTAAGACAAAAGAATCAAACAATTGCTAACTTGATTAAAAGCATTAATCAAGATGAAGTTATCATTAACACAAACAACAATGATGAAGTTAGTGATAACCCAGAATATCAACCAGGTGACGAACAAGACGTTGCTATGATGGCTAAAAGAGCAGCTACACGTAACGATTAGTATTGCGTTATTCAAACAAATTCATTAAAGTTAGTAAATGTTACTTAAACCCCTTTATGAGTACTCTAGCATTAAGCGAGTACAGTCAGAGCTTGGTCGTCAATATCTTACTCCTGACGGCATCAAAGTACCAAGCGTAACAACAGTTTTAGATAAAACTAAACCAATTGAAAAAGTCCAAGCACTAAACGAATGGCGTAAGCGTGTAGGACACGATAAGGCAGCAGAGATTACTAAGAATGCTGCAAGTCGTGGTACTATCATGCATAAGCGTTTAGAAGAGTTTATTGCCGGTGAAATGAAACCACCTGGCTCAAACGTTGTTCATGCACAAGCTGCAAAGATGGCTGATGCAATTATTGAACAATATATGAAACCGTTTGTTGGTGAAATTTGGGGAAGTGAAGTAAACTTATATTATACTGGTCTTTATGCAGGTACAACTGACTGTGTTGGTATTTGGAAAGGTAAACCAGCCATCATGGACTTTAAGCAAACTAACAAGCCAAAGAAGCGTGAATGGATTGATGATTATTTTCTACAGCTTAGTGCTTATGCACACGCTCATAATCATATTCACGGAACTGACATTAAGCAGGGCGTTATTTTAATGTGTTCAGGAGAACTTGAAACACAATTATTTGAACTTAACTTAGAAGATTTTGAAAAGTATAGCGAACTGTGGTGGAAAAGGGTTGAACAGTATCATTTAAACCTAACATAAATATTAGCATATAGTAGGATAAAGATATGCCAATAGTCAGTATTAGTAGAATACAACATAGATATGGTTTAAGCGAAAATTTACCACAATTAGCTGCCGCAGAGTTTGGTTGGGCTATAGATCAGCGTAGATTGTTTATTGGTAATGGTCCTACTGCTGAAGGTGCGCCACAAATTGGCAACACAGAAATCCTAACACAATATAGCAACTTGCTAGAAGTTGCTCAAAACTCCTATACATATAAAGATGTCGCTGCTGGATACATAGCAATAACTGGTGAAAGCTTAACATCACCGGTTACTAGAAGCTTACAAGAAAAACTCGATGATGTAGCAAACGTTAGAGATTACGGTGCTAAAGGAAATGGTATTGACGATGATACCATATACATTAATCGAGCATTAGCTGATTTGTATACTAGAGATGCTAACCCATCAACACGCAGAGTTTTGTATTTTCCAGCAGGAAACTATGTTGTTAGTGATACAATTAAAATCCCAGCATTCGCTACAATACAAGGTGAAGGTAAAAATTGCACCATCATTACTGCCAGAGATAGTTTTGCAGATTGCGTAGTACGTTTAGCTGACAGCAAGATGCAAGTTGGTGAAAACGTAGGGTCAAATGGCGCTGTATTGCCTAGCTACATTTCAGTAAATGATATTACGTTTAACGCTAACTTTTTATCAATGGACGTTTTAATCATTAACTCTTCAAATTCTGTAATGTTTAAGAATGTAGGTTTTTCAGGTGGATTAGGTGAAGCCCCAACTACATCTGGTTCGTTGCTTTCTACAATTAAAATTTTTAGCAGTGCAATTAACCATACAAAAAACATTATCTTTGAAAATTGCGAGTTTACAGAAAGCAACTACGCTGCAATACTAGACGATGATATGGAAAACATTGTATTTGATAAATGTTATTTCAATAAGCTTTATCTTGGATTTAAGATTGGTGAGAACACAACTGGTAGCGGTAAAAGCATTGTTGGCCCAGTAGGTTTAAGAATCACAAATAGCTTGTTTGATGAAATTTTCAATTCAGCAATCGTAAACTATAAGACAGCAAAGATCACAAGTGCATTCAATGCATACTTAAGTGCTGGTGATCAAAATATTTCTTCTCCTGCATACCCTGTTATTATTTTCCAAGATTTTGGTGGATCAAGTATTTGCGATACCTTCACAAGAAGCGAAACTTCTGCAATACCACGTGTTGATTACAGCAATACAAAGTCTGTCTTTATCGAAGCATCACAAGGTATGTTTATTGGTAAGAGACAAATTTCTTCAGGCGATGTTAAAACATTAACCAACAATACAAGCAATACTAGCACTGGTATTGTTTTCACTGTTTCACAAAAAGCACAAAAGTTGCATTACATTGCAACTAGAGGCACCGGTGTTAGAAACGGTGTTCTAGAAATTGTTGCTACTGCTACAGGTATAACATACAGCGATTCGTTTACTGAAAACGGAACTGATATTGGATTAACTTTAGCTGCTACTGTATCTGGAACAAACGTAACTGTTAAGTATACAACTACAAACACTGGATCAGATGTTTCATTCTCTTATAGCGTGGATCGCAATATAACTTGATTTGGCACGACATTAACTGTCGAGATCGTATTTTAAAGTGGCGTGAGTGGCGTAATACCCTCACGTCCATGTCTCTTGATAACTGCTTAAATGAAGTAGCAACTGCATGGGCTAAAGCACCACTTGTAAATCATTACTTGACTCCCGACGACTTAAACGATTTACCAGACCCTTGGAACTTGATAAATGACAATATCTATTGTGATTTAGGCATAGCACTTGGTATGGTATATACGTTCTCTTTATGCGATAATCCCCACATAACTAACGATGTAAGTTTAGAAATTTATCAATCCAACGAAGGTTGGATTAATTTATGCTCGGTCAACTCAGGATTATACATGCTTAATTGGGCACAGAGAAGTGTCGTAAATAAATCCACGATCCCCAATTTAGGGAATCCAATTTTTGTTTACACAAAAATTGACCTAGCAAGCAAGTTAAACTAAACTATTAATCTATTAAAGGAAGTTCTATGAATAAAATTCAAGTAACCAAGCGCAATGGCGCCAAAGAGGATCTTAACCTTGATAAACTGCACAAGGTAGTTTTCTGGGCAACAGAAGGCATTACAGGTGTAAGTGCAAGCGAAGTTGAATTGCGTGGGCAAATTCAATTCTACAACAACATTAAGAGCACTGAAATCCAAGAGATGCTCATTAAATCTGCTGCTGATCTAATCACAGAAGATACTCCAAACTATCAGTATGTTGCTGGTCGTTTAATCAATTTTCATTTACGTAAACAAGTTTATAATCGCTTTCAGCCATGGTCGTTACTTGACATTGTTAAAAAGAATTTAGAACGTGGTCTTTATGATTCAGACCTAATCAATTACTACACAGAAGAAGAATGGAATAAGCTTGATGGATACATTAAGCATGATCGAGATATGGAACTTACATACGTTGCTATGGAACAGCTACGTGGTAAGTATCTAGTACAGAACCGCGTTACAGGTGAAATTTATGAAACACCACAAGTAGCATACATGCTTATCGCTGCTACATTATTTGCAAATTATCCAAAGGAGACACGACTTGCTTGGGTTAGGGACTACTACGAAGCAATTAGTAAGCACGACATCAGCCTCCCAACACCAGTCATGGCAGGAGTCAGAACACCGCAACGCCAATTTAGTTCCTGTGTGCTTATTGAAACTGCGGATAGTTTGGATTCTATCAACGCAACAGCTAGCTCAATCGTTAAGTACGTTTCGCAAAAAGCTGGCATTGGCATTGGTGCGGGAAGCATTAGGGCTATTAATAGTCCTATACGTAATGGCGATACCGCTCATACTGGCGTTATCCCATTCTTCAAATATTTTCAATCAGCCGTTAAGTCTTGTAGCCAAGGAGGTGTACGTGGAGGTGCAGCAACGCTTTACTATCCCATCTGGCACTTGGAAGTAGAAGATCTACTTGTACTAAAGAACAACAAGGGCACTGATGATACCCGTGTTCGTCACATGGATTATGGTGTACAGTTTAATAAGCTAATGTATGAGCGTCTACTAACAGGCGGTGACATTACATTGTTCTCTCCAAATGATGTACCTGGTCTTTATGAGGCATTCTTTAATGATCAAGACAAGTTCCGTGAACTATATGAGACAGCAGAACGCAATACACGCATTCGTAAGAAGAAGGTAAAAGCATCAGACTTGTTTAGCTCATTTATGGGTGAGCGCAAGGACACTGGTCGCATTTATCTACAAAACGTTGACCACAGCAATACACACAGCAGCTTCGATGAAAAGAAATGGCCTGTTAAGCAGTCAAATCTTTGTGCAGAAATTACACTACCAACAAAGCCACTAAACGACATTAATGATGAACTTGGTCGCATTGCACTTTGCACACTATCAGCAATTAACTGGGGCAACATTAAGGATCCTAAGGATTTTGAAAAGCCATGCACACTAGCTATTCGTGGTCTTGATGCACTACTAAGCTATCAAAATTATCCTGTAAAGGCTGCAGAACTTTCCACACAGGATTTCCGTCCACTTGGTGTTGGCATTATTAACCTTGCATACTTCCTTGCAAAGAATGATGTAAGCTACAGTGATCCAAGAGCACTTGCTCTCGTTGACGAATATGCAGAAGCTTGGTCATACTATCTTATTAAGGCCAGTGCTGATCTTGCAGCAGAGCAAGGTGCTTGTGGTCTAAGCGAAGATACAAAGTATGCAAAGGGTATTGTACCAGCTGACACACGCAAAACAGACATTGATGAACTAGTATCACATCAGGAACGTATGCCATGGAATACTTTACGTGAACAGCTTAAGTCAACTGGCATACGCAATGCAACTGTTATGGCACTTATGCCAGCAGAGACAAGCGCACAGATTGCTAATGCAACAAATGGTATTGAACCACCCCGTGCATATGTTTCCGTTAAGCAGTCGAAGCATGGCGTACTAAAGCAAGTTGTTCCAGGTTACCCACGTTTAAAGAACAAGTATGAACTGCTATGGGACCAGAAGTCTCCAGAAGGTTACTTAAAGATTTGTGCAATCCTACAAAAGTGGATCGACCAGTCCATATCAACGAACACCTCTTACAATCCAACTTTCTACGAAGATGACAAGATTCCAATGAGCGAAATGCTTAAGCATCTTGTGCTTTGCTACAAGTATGGCATTAAGACACTTTATTACTTCAATACATTTGATGGTGCAGGTGAGGTAGATGTTGACAAGATGGTTGCTAAAACTGTAGACTTAGAACCTGTAGCAACAGATGATGAATCCTGCGATAGTTGTGTAATTTAAGAGGAAATTATGAGCGTATTTGATATTGAGAATAAAAGCGACCACACCAAAAGTTTGGCATTTTTAGATCCAAATGGTGGCGTAACCATTCAGCGTTACGAAACTATGAAGTATCCTGCAATTGATAAGCTAACTGATAAACAGCTTAGCTTCTTTTGGAGACCAGAAGAAGTTGACACATTGCGAGACGCAAAGGATTTCAAATCGCTCACTCCTCACGAACAGCACATCTTTACAAGTAATCTCAAGAGGCAAATTCTATTGGACTCAGTACAAGGTCGTGCACCAAGCGTAGCCTTTGGTCCAATTTGCAGTCTACCAGAACTTGAGAACTGGATTACAACATGGACATTTAGTGAAACAATTCACTCACGTTCATATACACATATCATCCGCAATGTTTATTCTCAGCCAAGCATTATCTTTGACGAGTTAATGGACATTGCAGAGATCGTAGATTGCGCTAAAGACATTAGCAAGAACTATGATGAACTAATTGAACTTAATAATCTTCTTGTTGCTGACCCAAAAGCATATAAGGGCAACGAATATAAGCACAAGCGAGCACTATGGCTTGCACTAATGAGCGTAAACATTCTTGAAGGTGTGCGCTTCTATGTAAGCTTTGCTTGTTCTTGGGCATTCGCTGAAACTAAGCGTATGGAAGGCAATGCAAAGATTATTAAGTTCATTGCAAGAGACGAAAATCTTCACTTGGCGGGGACGCAACTCTTGCTAAAAACACTTCCAAAGGATGATCCTATTTTTGCACAGATCTCTGAGGAAACAAAGGAAGAATCAATTAAGATGTTTGTTGATGCTGCTAATCAAGAGAAGGCATGGGCAAAGTATCTTTTCAAAGACGGATCAATGATTGGTCTCAATGAACAATTGTTAAATGAATATGTTGAGTGGATTACTGCTCGTCGTATGCAAAGCGTAAGTCTACCAAGTCCTTATAAGACAGGATCAAATCCTCTACCTTGGACACAAAAGTGGATTAGCGGCATGGAAGTACAAGTTGCCCCACAGGAAACAGAAATTTCAAGTTACACAATTGGCGCCGTAAAACAGGACGTTAACGAAAACACATTTAAAGGAATAAGCCTATGAAGACACTCACAGTATATACAAAACCAGGTTGCCAATATTGCTCTGCTGCTAAACAATATCTAAATGATAACGGTATTGATTATGTTGAAGTAGACATTACAGTTAATGAGGAAAAAGCTAATTGGCTTCGCTCTCAGGGGCATCGCTCACTTCCTGTAATTTACGCAGGGGATGAACCACTCATTAATGGTGGCTGGACTACACTAAAGACTATGCACAAGCATGAAATTATGGAAAGGTTAGCAGCTTAATGCTCCTTAATAAAGGATACAATCAAGGTGATGTGATTACTTTCAAACTAGTAAATGGTGAGGAAGTAATCGCTCGCTATCAGGGCGAGACAATGGTTGAATTTATTGTTACTAAACCAGTAACGCTCGCGCCAACACCTCAGGGCAGTTTAGGTATGCTTCCAAGCATGTTTTCTGTAGAGTTAAATACAGTTAATATAAACTTGCAAAAA